ATTTAAGTAATAATTAATTATATATTTATTAAATTATTAAATTATTAAATTATTAAATTATTAAATTATTAAATTATTAAAATTATTAAAATTATTAAAATTATTAAAATTATTAAAATTATTAAAATTATTAAATTAATTTTTATATATTTAAATTATTATATATAATTTATATACTTTATTTATATATATTATAAAATGGCATTTACTAGATTTCATGATGATCCGTGTAGAATAAAAAAACAATTGCAACAATCAACAGATCCAGGAAGATGGATAATAAATGTGCCGGGAAATGGTTCTTCGCCGTGTTATATGGAAGATCCTTTTATAAGAATACAAAAATGGGGAGGAAACTTAAGAACAAATACAATAAATTTAGAAAGTGATCTTTTAGGTGTAAATAGAAATCTTAGTAGGGATTGTTTAGGAAAAGATAATTATAAAGATTTTAGTGTTTCAAGTGAACAAATACAATATCCATCATGTAATAATTTAACAACCGGCCAATCAAGAACAACTGATCCTGCGTGGTGGTATCGTGATAAAGAACAAGTTGATTGGTATTATCCTCCATTAAATCCGCAGGAAAATACATGTATACCTTTTTTAAATAATTTAAATACAAGAATTTTAGAAAAGGATTATTTTACTCCAAAAAGGGATTGTGTTATTAATGAAGCGAACGACCAATTACCAACAGTTACATTAAGAGGAAATTATGTAGGAGGTCCAAATACACCCGCTCAAAATAATTCATGTAAAGTATTATCACATAATTAAGTATCATATAATTAAGTAATATATCATATCTGTTTTAAAGGTTGAAAATATAATATTTAAAATATTATATTTTATATATATAATGGAATTAGCTATCCCTTTAATTGCACTAGGAGGAATGTATGTTATATCAAATCAATCACAAAATCGTGAACCTTTACAAAGTGAAATTAGAAAAGAAATAAGAAAAGAAAATTTTGGAAATATGGGTAAAAATGTTAATTATTTACCAAATACAGATATATTGCCTCAAAATTTCCCTATTTCAAATATAAATCAATTAGTAAATACGGTTCAAGAATATCCAAATCCAAATACAGCAACTGATAAGTATTTTAATCAAAATGTGTATGAAAATAAAGTAACTCAAGGTCAGAATGTTGGAAAAAATCCTCAGCAGATTTATTCTATTAGTGGTAATTATTTAAACTCAGACCAATTTAAACATAATAATATGGTTCCATTTAATGGTGGAAAAATAAAAGGTTATACATATGACATGAATATTGCTGAAACTGTTTTAGATAACATGAATGGTTCCGGATCTCAGGTAATAAAAAAAATAGAACAAGCCCCTTTATTTAAACCTGAAGATAATGTTCAGTGGGCATATGGAGCGCCAAATCAAAGTGATTTTTATCAGTCACGTGTTAATCCAGGAATGATAAATAATAATGTAAAGCCATTTGCTACAGAAAATGTAGGTCCAGGATTAAATCAAGGATATTCAACAACTGGAAGTGGTGGTTTTAATTCAGGGATGGAATCTAGAGATAGTTGGTTACCAAAAACGGTAGATGAATTAAGGGTTGATACAAATCCAAAGTTAGAATATAAATTAATAAATCATGAAGGCCCTGCAAATGCTGTTATAAAAAATTTAGGATTAATAGGACGTGTAGAAAAACAAACACCGGATACTTTTTTTATTAATACACAGGATCGTTGGTTAACTACAACTGGTGGAGAAAAAGCAGAACGTTTAAGACCAATTGAAGAAATGGGTGTTATAAGACGTAATGATATTTTAAGCGATTATAAGGGGCCTGCTGGTAATTCAGATAGGCAGGCAGGCCAAGCTCCCGCAGCGTATGAGTCTTCAAAAAGGCATCAAATGCCTGCAAAAGATGTGCCACATTCATCTGCTGCCGGGCGTGGACCAATTACAGATGGAGATAATTTTTTAAGAAGTCATACAAATTATGCTAATAATCGTTCAACAATAAAACAACCAGATGCAATACGTAGTGGGTTTGGAGGTGCTATTGGTGCTGTAATTGCGCCATTAATGGATATTTTAAGGCCATCTAGAAAAGAAGAAACAACTAATAATGTACGTATTTATGGCGAAGTGACAAGAGCTGTTCCTCAAAGTTATGTTGTTAATCCTCATGATACAACAAATACAACTATAAAGGAAACGACGGTTTACTCGCCAAATTTTAATATAAATAATCAAAAGGAAGGAATGTATGTGAATAATGCTATGCCTGGAGATCAAACACAGAGAGATACAACAAGCTGTAGTTACATAGGTAGTTCAGGTGGAGCTGCATCACAATACGGGGATATGAGTTATGATTCTGCATATAGGCAGCATAATAATGATATTAAATCAGCTACAATTAATAATAGACCAAATCAAGGTGGAACTCAAGTATTTAATCAGCAAATGAATGTTAATATTTCTAGGCAAGATTCAGATAGATATAATTATAGGGTAAATGCACCAGCATCTGTTATAGCTATGCCACCATCAAAGGAAATTTACGGTAAAATAAGTGTGCCGCAATATTATAATGAATGCGCAGGTTGTGAGCGTATTCAGCCTGATATTTTAAATGCTTTTAAAAATAATCCATATACACATAGTTTAACTACGTCAGTTTAAATTAATATTAATAATACGTATTATTAAAATATAAAAACACTTTATTAATATTAATAAATTATTAAATGTCATTAGATATAAATACTCATACATTTGATACTCATACATTTGATACTCATACATTTGATACTCATACATTTGATACTCATACATTAGATATTCATTCATTAATTAAAAAAAAATTAGAATATTTTCAATCAATTCATAAAATACCAAATATAATATTTCATGGACCCGCAGGAAGTGGTAAAAGAACAATTGTAAATGAATTTATTCATAACATATATAATAATAACAAGGAAAAAATAAAATCATTTGTAATGTATGTTAATTGTGCACACGGTAAAGGTATCAAATTTATTAGAGATGAACTAAAATTTTTTGCAAAAACTCATATTAATTCAAATGGTGGTGATATTTTTAAAAGTATTATTTTATTAAATGCTGACAAATTAACTATGGATGCGCAATCCGCATTAAGAAGATGTATTGAGTTGTTTAGTCATAACACGCGTTTTTTTATTATTGTTGAGGACAAATATAAATTATTAAAACCAATTCTTTCGCGTTTTTGTGAAATATATGTGTCAGAGCCAAGCTATAACGATTCAATAATAAATTTATACAAATATAATTTATCTCGAACTTTTAAAATGAAGGACATAAAGGCAACTAGACTTGAATGGTTAAAAAAGGAATTATCAAAATCTATAAATAAAAAAACAAATGTAGAAGAATTAATGATTTTTTCAACAAAAATATATGAAAAAGGGTATAGTAGTATAGATATTATTAATTTAATTGAATTACCAAAATTTGCAGAAATGTTAATTTCATGTGAAAAAAAATATGAATTATTAATTGCTTTTAATAAGGTAAGAAAGGAATTTAGAAATGAAAAAATAATGATATTATTTATTTTAAATTTTTTATTTTTAAATTCAGAAATTTCATTAGAAAATATAAGTTTTATATAAATTAGTTTAAAAATAGAAAATATAAAAAAATAAATAAATAATAATGGATGATTTTAATGTTAGTTCTCTTCATGAAAGCAAAAATGAATGGGGATCAAGATTAGTAACAATTTTAACTCCTCTTGTTATTGATGGTTATAAGTCAATTTTAGAAGAATCCATAAAATTATGTAAACAAAATAATGAAATGGATAAATATTTAATGACATTTCAAAATTTAATTTCAAGAATTCCAAAATGGAATCCAACAATTATTGAAACAGAAAAAAAACGTATTTGTGATAAATCTCATTGTGCTTATTTAGAAGATTTAGTAACATGTGTTCATATAATTCAACTTAAGGTATTAACTGCTATGCGTGTTGGTCAAAAACAAAAAAAAATAGATATAAATATTCCAAAATTAGATGATTTTATTCATAAAATTTATATAAATATAGCCAGAAAAGTATACAAAAATACATATTTATTTGAAATAAATATTCCACCTCTACAAATGCAAAAAAATAATAGAGAATTAGAAATAATAGTTCAGGAATGTATATTTAATACAATTCGAGAAAGTATTCCAGTTGAAGCCATTTTAAAAGCATATATGGATGAAACCGTAGAAGAAGATATAATTGAAGAAATAAAAGAACAATACGTTGATGAAATACAACCTGCTACTACTAATGCTAATGATAACGCTACCGGTGGGGATTCAAAAATTAGATTTAATGATACTGATTATGCGGTTGATACAAATAATATAACATCAACTATTAATTCGCCAAAATCAATTGAGCATTTAGAATTATTAAATAAGCAAAAAGCTGATCAACGTAAATTAGAAGATAATTATGATGATGATGGTGATGGCGATAATATAAAATTAAATATTTCAAATGAAAATGTGTCATTATCTGATATGGATGTTCACGTAATGGATGAACCAAAACTAGAATTAATGCCAGATTTATTAATTGATGATATAGAAATTTTAAGTTAATTTTGCGTTAAATTATAAATTAGATTATGATTTAGTATTTTAAATGGATAATATATTTGTTATTGCTACTATTATATCAGTTATTTTCTTGATTGCAAAATTTATTGAAATGAGATTTGTAGAGAATGAAAATAAACCATTAAAACTATTAATAAGAGATACCTTATTGGTATATTGCAGCGTAATTATAGGATACTTTGTTATACAACAAATAAACCCATTATTACAAGAAGGTGGTTCACCAACTCCTCAGGTTTTTGTAGATAATCCAGAGTTTTAACACATTTGAGTTTGTATACATTTAAATTTTATATAATTTTTATTATATAAAATATTTTTAATTGTAGTTTACTATTTTAATTATTACATTAGTATTGCGATTAATTTAATTATTTTATAGCGTATTAAGCAGTAAATAATAATAATATATAATAATACATAATTATAAATATGTTATACAATATTAATAAAAATGATTTACTTAAATTAAATACTACAAGTTTTTATGAAAAATATGTTAATATTAATGCTGCTGGAAAAGATATGTTTGCAAATATTGGAGATCAACATTATAAACTATTATCTTATTTTTCAACATTATTTAACAATTCAAATATTTTAGATATTGGAACACATAAAGGACATTCAGCATTAGCATTAGCATATAATGAAACAAATATAATTCATACTTTTGATATAGTTGATAATGTTGAACCTAATATTAAAAATGTAAAAAATATAAAATTTTATAAGGATAATTTATTTGATAAAAATATTTTTCAAAAGTGGACGGAAATTATTTTATCTTGCCCATTTATATTTTTAGATGTAGATCCTCATAATGGAAATATGGAATATGAGTTTTTTAATTTCATTAAAGAAATAAACTATCAAGGTTTTATTATTTGTGATGATATTTGGTATTTTAAAGAAATGAGAGATAATTTTTGGTATAAAATTGAAGATGAATTTAAATATGATTTAACTGATTTGGGTCATTGGTCAGGAACAGGAATACTTACATTAAATAAAAATATTTCATTTAATAAATTTGATATTTCAAATTGGACTCTTGTTACAGCTTATTTTAATTTAACAAAATGTCCTGACGCAAGCGTAGAAATTTGTAAAAGAGACTCAACATATTATTTTAACTCTGCAATATCAACATTATCATTATCACATAATTTAGTTATATATTGTGATGAAGAAAGTATAGAAAAAATTAAAAGTATTCGTCCAAAATATCTTGAAAATAAAACAAAATATATAATACGGGAATTTGATGATTTTAAATTTAAAAAACAAACATATGTATTAAATGATTCATTTAAAAATTACAGAGAAAAAATTATTTCTAATAGAAAAAAAAATGTTTATCAGTTTGATAATAGAAATACAGCAAGTTATTATTTATTTTGTATGTCAAGATATTCTATGTTAAAGGAAACAATAGAAACAAATCCTTTTAATTCAACGCATTTTTCATGGATAAATTTTTGTATTGAAAGAATGGGGTTTAAAAATTTAATAAGATTAAATGAAGGATTAGCAGTAAATAGAGATAAGTTTTCTACATGTTATATTGATTATATTCCTCAAAGTTTAATTGAAAATACAAAAGAATATTTTAAATTAGGTAGATGTAGTATGTGTAGTGGGTTTTTTACAGGAAATAAAGAATATATGTATAAAGTTTGCGATTTAATAGAAGACAAATTTTTACAATATTTAGATTTAGGATATGGACATGCGGATGAACAACTTTATAGCCCAGTTTATTTTGAAAATCCAGAATTATTTGAACATTATTATGGAGATTATCAACAGATGATAACAAATTATAAATTTATTTATGATGCTCCAGAACCACCAATTTATAATTTTATAAAAAAAAGTTTTGAAAATAAAAATTATATTAAATGTTATGAAGCGTGTAAATTTGTTTTTAATTCATATTGTTTAAAAAAATGTGAAATAAATGATGAATATTTAAATAAATTATATTATTATTATATGAATAGTAAAAAATATGTTAGACAAAATACAATATAATATATTATAAAATGGAAAAATTATCATATAAAATTATTATTAATATTTTGCATATGCTATATTATATTACTAAAATTAATATAATATACTCTAATTATATAATATTATTATGACATATTTAAACAAATATAAAAAATGGATTAATATTTTTAGTAATTGTTTATTACTTATTATTTTTATATATATATTAAATTTACCCATAACTCCAAATAATAAATTCAAATCAACTCATTATATATATTTAATTGTATTATTATTTTTATTTATAATTTATTATCAAATATATTAAGACTAAATGTAGCTAGGAATTTGATCAATATCAATTATTTCATTAGAAATATCATTTTTAAAGCATTCAAAAGCTTTAAATTCTGTTCTCTCTAATTGTGCTTGAGGGGTATGATTATGAACGTGTCTTGCAATCATTTTATATAATTTAAATTCAGGATATCTATCTGCTCCATTTGTTTTATATAACATATTAACCCCTTTGTCATCTAAGCACCATTCAACAATTAATTTTGTTACTGGACTGCATTTATTCAAATCCTTAATTTCATCTAAATCGTCAATTAAGTAATCAAATATCGAACATGCTAAACGACATAAATCAAAACTATAATTAGGTTCTAATCTAGGTTTTTTATCATTAAAATATGGCTCAGTATTATACTGAGTTGCGGCATCATTCCCTTCCTGGAAACTATCACTACAAAATAATTGGTTATTGCATTTATAAATACTTCTGCCAAAATCTATAATTTTAAAGATTTTTCCATATGTCGGCACTTTATAATATTTTTTTTTGTAGCAATAATACAAATATTTAGTATTTGTAGAATTATACATTATATTATTAGTATGCAGATCATTATGTGTAAAATCAAATGCTTTTTGATATGTAATTAAAATCATAATAATTTGCATAAATGCAGAAAACCATTCATTCTCTTCTTTTAGTTCATTTGATAAAATAATATCATCAAGTGTATTTTCACAATATTCCATACAAATTGCTTGAATTGGAAATTGAGGAATTGTAGCTTTAATAATTTCTTCAGAATTTCCACTATCATCATCGCTATCAATATCTTCCCATTCTTCTTCGTTATCACTATTTTTTTCTTCATTATCATTATTTTTTTCTTCGGGGTCATTATTTTTTTCTTCGGTGTTATCATTTTCAGATGATGACGTATGAGATGTTCTTGACGAACAAGTAGAACTGCTTCTAATTGTTGCAGTTTTCGAATTACTTTCAAGAATATTTGCGTTTGACATATCAACTAAATCGTCATTTAATTCTTTTAAATTATCTGATGTTAATTCATGCTCGAAAATGTCCTCAAACATATCGTCATTAAAAGATTCCATAGATAAATTTGATTTTGAACTTGTGTTATATTCTATTTTAATTGGTGTCTTTTTTTTATTTTCATCTTGAAAAATATGATCATAATTATCTACCTGAAACAAAATATTTTTATTTTTATTGAAAAAATCAGAACTAATTAAATATTCTAAATCATCAAATAAATTTAAAGTATAATTATTTTTAATAGCTAAAAAAGAGCCGTAATAATCTATTCCATGCAAAAATTTGTGGGATTGATTTAAATAATTAGATAGATAAATAAAAAAGCCGTCTACATAAGCTGAATTATTATTATCAATAAATTTAGGATATGTATTTATCTCGTCAGAATTTAAATCAGGTAATTTAAATAAATCTTTATTATTAATATCATATTTTCCAATTAAATATTTATATGGGTCTAAAAGAGGTGCCAATTTAAAAAATACTTCTTTTTCTTTTGTTTTTTGAGTATTTATATTTTTAATTTTGCAATTAAATATATTATTGTTTTCTTCCTCATTTTCCTTAATACTTGAAATATGCCATTTATGATTTAGGTTAATACTATTCCAATTAGTTTCGTTTAAGGCAAAAAATCTCTTATAAATTGGAATGTAATTTTGAGTATTAGAGAGAAACAAACTTTTAGGATCTTCTAAACTTTTGAAAAGATCCTGAGTCTTTCTTTTTTGGTAATTTATGTCAACCATCATTAGCTATTTTATATATAAATTCCCTATTATTTAAACTAATTTATTTGTTATTTAATATATTAATTTTGCAATTAAATATTTTTTATTTAATATAATTTTTAAAATTGAAATAAATAATTTGTATTATATTATTTCAATTAAATAAAATCATGACTATTTGCGTTAATGAAAACTGTTCTAAAAAGGCTACCTTTAATATTTTGGGCCAAAGGGCTAAATATTGTGCGACCCATAAAGAACCTGATATGGTAGATGTTTTAAATAAAAAATGTGAATGTAATAGTTCTCAACCTAGATGGAATTTTCAAGGATTAAACCCAATTTGTTGTGTTTCTTGTAAAAAAGAAGGTATGATTGAAACTCATAGAAAAAAATGTTTTTGCGGAAAAGTTAGACCTACATTTAATTTTGCAGATTTGAAACCCGAGTTTTGCAATTCTTGTAAAAGTGACGGAATGTTTAATGTTGTAGATGAACGTTGCTTTTGTAAGAAACTAACCAGTCCAAATTATAATTATACCGGATTGCGACCTAAATATTGTTTTGAATGTAAATTACCTGATATGGTTGATATGCGAAATCCAAAATGTGCATGTGGATCAAGACCAAATTTTAATCTTTCAGGTTTGAAACCTAAATTTTGCGCGAAATGTAAAACAGATGATATGATAGATATAAATCATAATTTGTGTTTTTGTGGAAAGGCACAATCCAGTTTTAATTTTGAAGGTTTAATATCAAAATATTGTGCTAGTTGTAAATTGAATGGTATGGTAAGTAGAAATAAATTATGTTATTGTAAATCATCTCAACCACTTTATAATTTTGAAGGATTAAATGCAAAATATTGCTTTCAATGTAAAAAAGATAATATGGTTGACGTCGTTCATAAAAAATGTAAAACTTATTTATGTAGCACAAGACCACAAGACAAATTTGAAGGCTTTTGTTTAAGATGTTTTATTTATAATTTTCCAGATAGACCCGTAGCTAAAAATTACAAAACAAAAGAATTTGCCGTAGTAGAATTTGTTCAATTATTATTTCCAAATTTTACTTGGTTTGCAGATAAGCAAATTAAAGATGGTTGTTCTTTCAAGCGTCCAGATTTATTGCTTGATTTAGGTTATCAAATTATTATTGTAGAGGTAGATGAAAACCAGCATAGTAAATACGATTGCTCTTGTGAAAATAAAAGATTAATGGAACTATCTCAAGATTTAGGGCATAGACCTATTATATTTATTCGTTTTAATCCAGATGATTATGTTAATATAAATAATGAGAAAGTCAGGTCTTGTTGGAGTATTACAAAAATAACTGGAATTGTTAAAATTGAACACAAAAAAGAATGGAATAATCGTTTAGAATGTTTAAAAGAACAAATTAATTATTGGACTCAACCTGAAAATAAAACTGATAAAACACTAGAGATAATTCAGTTATTTTATAATCAAAATATTTAAATAACTATAAATAAATTATAAAAATTTAAATGCGTATTTTTTTTCATTAAAAAGGATAAATATAATATATGTCGCTAGAATTAAAAAAATTTGATATGAAATCTATTAGCTTTAAGCCTAACGAAAATAAAGGACCTGTCGTAGTGCTATTGGGGAAAAGGGATACTGGAAAATCATTCTTAGTTCGCGATTTACTTTATTACCAACAAGATATCCCAATAGGGACTGTAATTTCTGGTACAGAGGAAGGCAACGGTTTTTACACAAAGATGGTTCCCAAAATATTTATTCATAATGAATATAATTCAGCGATTATAGAAAATATTTTAAAAAGACAGCGCACGGTTTTAAAGCAGGTAAAAAAAGAGATGGAAACATATAAAAGAAGCACAATAGATGCAAGGGCTTTTGTAATATTAGATGACTGCTTATATGATAACACTTGGACGCGAGATAAGTTAATGCGTCTTCTTTTTATGAATGGTGAATTGTTTGCCTAAAAGTCATTCAAAAAAATGGCTAGTGAATTATGATATTTATAATTTGCGACACGTCCAAATTGCGGAGACATCTTATTAAGTTTATACTACTAAATTATAATAGAAATATTATAATGGCTTATGCTAATTACATAAGGTATAGTAAAAAGGTATAAAATAGAGACAACCCGCAGCTAGTCATCTAAGTCCGTTTCAACTTTAATTGTTGATAATGATAAGGATATGATGATTGTTCAACGACTAAATGCCCGTGGGCCGGAAACGTTTAATCAACGTTAATGAAGGCTTAAAATATAGTCTAATCCCATCTGAGAAGATGCTATACCCATTTAAAAAGTATAGATTTAATGATATCAGAAATAAATAACTGATGGAAAATGGTATAAATGAGACATTGGAAGATAATGCTAGTGATTACGATGCAATATCCTTTAGGAATACCGCCAACTTTAAGAACAAATATAGACTACGTTTTTATTTTAAGAGAGAATTATATTGCAAACAGAAAAAGGATTTATGAGAATTATGCTGGGATGTTTCCTACGTTTGAGTCATTTTGTCAGGTAATGGATCAGTGCACCGAAAATTATGAATGCTTAGTAATAAATAATAACTCAAAATCAAATAAATTGCAAGACCAGGTTTTTTGGTATAAGGCAGAAAATCATAATGATTTTAAATTAGGTTCAAAAGAATTTTGGGAATTATCTAAAGGTTGTAATTCAGATGATGAGGATGAAAAATATGATCCAAATTCAATAAAAAAACGTGGTGCAGGACCAAAAATAAGTGTAAAGAAAACTAAATGGTAATCAGCTTTTAAATAAATAAATAAATAATATAAATTACAATTTTATATTATTTATTATAATTAATGATATAATAAATAAATAATATATGATTTTAACCCTTTTTAGTAGCAAAAGGTCCGCTAATAAGTTCACTTTGTCCGTGATCAGTATTACCAACAACGATGTTCTCTCCTTCAAACAATTCTGATCTGATATCAGCAACAGAAATAGTATCTGAATCTTTTGAAAAGGAAGACGATGAAGCATTATTAATGCCAATTAAATTGCCATCTTTATCAATTGACTGTGTCAAGGTATTACCGGATTTTTCAGCATTCTTAATATTATCTTCAATTGCTTTTTGTTTTGTTTCTTTAACTCGTTGATCAAATGCAGATTTAGCATTTGTTTCATTTTTAGTTTTTTCATGCATAAGTTGATTTAATTCTTCCTCCATATATTCAACACGGCCAGTTTTATATGCCTCTGGCTCCCAAGGCATCCACATGCCAACAGGTCCAACGTATACATCATGATTTGGATCAATTTCCCGCAACATTTTACATCTTAATTCAGCTTCTTCTAAAGTTGGATATACTCCTCTGATTTTCAATCCTCTTGTGGAAGTTTGAAATTGATTATTAATGCCAAATGTTTTATCAAGCTCTTCTTCATTATTATCTAAAAAGGTTTTAAATTCATCTCTCATACTAGATTTAGAGAGAGTATCCTTTTCTTCTTTAATAAATTCCTTAAAATCAGTTGTTAAATCATCAAAATTCATGGTATATTTAAATGAAACAAAATTTAAAAATTGCACAAATTTTTCCATAGATTTATTTAAATCCCACTTCTTTAGGAATTCTTCAAAGAGAAAAATTTCTTTCTGTTTTAAAATATTTTCAGGAGAAACAAAGGAAACACATGCAAATTTTTGTCCTGCAATTTGTTTATCTTCTTCAAGCAAGTCAACATATTTAGGATTTTGTTTACCATTATTTATTTTTCTATTAAATCCAGATTTTTTTGAAGTCTTTTCTTTAGAGTGATCCATTTTACTTTAATTAAAGCAATTTATTTAAGTTTTTTATCGCAATATATATTTTTTTCTTTTTATTTATTATAATGGACGGATTAATAAATATTGGAGAACTTGTTAAAAGAGTAATTAAATATCTTGTTGAAGGTTTAATGGTTGCCATCGCTGCTTATGCTATTCCTAAACGTTCCTTGAATGTTGAGGAAATTATATTAATTGCTTTAACTGCTGCTGCCACATTTAGCATTTTGGATACTTATATCCCATCTATGGGGGTATCTGCCCGACAAGGCAGCGGTCTAGGAATTGGTATGAATTTAGTTGGATTCCCTGGAGGTCTCTAAGCTAATATGGTAAGAAATTATTAAATTTTATTAAATTTAATATAATTATCGCAATTGATTAATATTTTATATAATATAAATAACTTATTATATTATATAAAATGGTAAGAAATACAAGAATGAAAAGATCAAGACGCTTTAAAAATAAAAACTCAAAAAGAAGAAATAAAAAAACGCGAAGGGGTGGAAATGGTATAGGTGCAAACTGTAATGAGCCAAATTTTTCAATTTATAATACAAATATGTTGAAATTATTTCCATATAAAGGTGGAAATTTAGATATAAATGATCAATATAAAAATAATGATGGCTCACAATTTTAATCTAAACGGTTGAAATAAATTCCCAATCAAGTTCTTCGCAAATTTTGCGCCAGATTTGATCTTGTTCAACTCTTTTCTCTCTATCTTTCAACATAGGAAAGTCTTCAAGGTATTGAGTTTCTCCTAATAATTCGCAAAGTTTATATGCGGTGTAATAATAATTTAAAAAATTTACTCTATCATCGGGACAGTATTTTGAATAAGGTGATTGTAATTCAATAAAAAGATTACAAAGAATTTCTTCTAATTCAGGAGACATAATGGGTGGTTTAAGTCCTAATTTATCTTTAATAAATGGAATATGTTCATAATATTTATTATATCCTAATTTTTTTAGAATTTCTTTAGTTTTAATATTAGTTATTTGTTCTAGTTCAATACGTTCTTTTTTAATTTGTAATTTGATATTTTCTACAACTTCAGGAGGGATTTGGGTTGTTTCTTTTCCTTGAAATTGGGCTAAAATCTCTTTAAAATGATTAATTCTTTTATAAGCATAAAAACATACTTCTTTAGGTGGTTCTTTATATGATGGTTTTTCATTTTCAATAAGATATGGCACATTTTTAGAACAATTGCTGCAAATTAAGATGCCTTCATCTTCAAGCGGCACTAATTCACCTTTGCAACAATACTGACAAATATCAGTTTGATAAACAAATGAATTTATATCTAAAAAAGTATTATCAATATTACACAAATATTTTTGAACGATATTATTATTTTTAGTTTGATTAAGTGTATTGGAAGTATCATCATGTTTAATTTTAAAAAAATTGTTTAACAATTTATTTTTGCTTGTAAGTTCAGTAGAAATTCCAGATGATATATTTTTTTTATTTTCAAAATAATCAAAAATATATTTAGAATTATCAAGAAAATATTCTTTTTTTTTATATTTAAGTTCTTTAATTGAATTTGTAATATCTGTTATTCTATCAGTAATATCTAATTTTTGTTCAATTGTTAAATTTGAAATTGGATCTGCTAATTGTTTTTGTAGTGCTTTTTTTTCAGTTTTTAATTCAGGAATTGTATTAGATTCATTTTTAGAAAACTCATTTAAAAAATCCTTGTGTTTACCATCTAAAGTAATTGAATTCTTTTTATTATATCTAATTTTTTTATTTGTTTTAGGTTTAAAACTAGGCATTTATATTTATATTTAAACCATAATATTTATTTAATTGATAATATATGTTAAATATATTTTATTTAAATATTTATTTAATATTTAATATTTATTATTTAAGATTTATTATTTAGGATTTATTATTTAGGATTTATTATTTAGGATTTATTATTTAGGATTTATTATTTAGGATTTATTTTATTTAGACAAGTTTAAAGATAATAATAGTTTTCTTATTTTTTTATAAAATGGATATAAAAATTAAAATGGATAACTATTTAGAAAATAATAGTATTAAAATTGATAATATTAAATTTCAAAAAATGTTACTACTTTTTAATGCTATAGAAGAAGGGTGGTCAATTAAAAAAAATAAAGACTCATATATATTTTCAAAAAATCATGAAGGAAAAAAAGAAGTTTTTGAAGATTCTTATTTAACTCAATTTATGAGATCCAGTTTTGATATGAAATCCATTATTTCTTAAATGTATATGTATATTTTATGCATTATTAATATTGTAGCATATGCATTCATGCAGTCAACTTTGCTAGATTATATTATTTTCGTTAACATTAATATAAACTTTACTTTAAAATTATATAAAATTATATAAAATTTTAATTACTTTAGAAATAAATATAATTTAATTATTAAATTATATTTATAACTGCTTATTTGATAATAATATTAAAAAAATAATTTAATTACATTAATTTATTTAATTTAATTACATTAATTAATTAATTAATTAATTAAATTAAAATTCTCAAATTTTTTTTCTTTAGCCATAATATAAAATGGGAGGTGGATTAATGCAACTCGTGGCTTACGGCGCTTAACTACTTGGGCGCCAACAGTGAGCTGCCATTATGGGTCGTATATCTTCATAGTGGAAAAACAGTGTAAATATACGGATTGATTAATTATCAGTCATATAACTTGCTAGTAATTCATTTACTTTCTTTATGAATAAAGTATAATGAATTGCAAGATTGTCAAATTGCGGGAACTTACTTAGAGCTTTGACTACTACTTATTCATGGTGACATGAATAATACCATAGGGTAATGACCGATGGCATAGTAAAAACGTCAAAGATTGGATGATCCGCAGCCAAGTATCTTATATCGAAACAATTTAAATATAAATAAATATAGTAAATAAGTAAATCTAATGGAAAACATAGGAGAAATATATTGTTTAACCAGTCCTTCTGGAAAAAAATATATAGGTCAATGTTGTAAATATTTATCTAGTGGAAAAAAATGGGGATATATTAGTAGATGGAAGGAACATATTAGAGACTCCAAAACAAGAAATTATTGTAGATTATTAAATAATGCAATTTGCAAATATTCTCCAGAAAATTTTTTACTAGAAATAATTAAAGAATGTGATATTGAAAAATTAAATTATTTTGAAGAATATTACATAAATGTTTACAATACATTAACGCCAAATGGCTATAATTTAACTACTGGTGGTAGTATATGTCGTCAATCAGAAGAAACAAAAAAATTAAAACAACAAAGTATGATTGGAAAAAATAAAGGTAAAATTTTAGAAAAACGAAAACGAAAACGTGAAGAAGATAGTAATTTACCTAAATATTTAAGATATTATACTGATGCTTCAGGGAAAGAAGGATATAGAATATCAAATCATCCTAGTTTAAAAGATAGATCATTTGTAGGTAAACAAATTCCATTAGAAACAAAATTGCAATTAGCATTAACTTATTTAGAACAAATAACGCAGATATAAGATAAAGGTTCAGAGAGTAGACGGCAATCGGGAATTTATGATAGTTTTAGCAAAACTTGAAATTTCATAAGGTGTACTCCGCCCCTAGTAGAAATGCTAGGGATTATCGCAAGATGTTTACCTTAAAAACCTGTAGGGTAGAAAAACGTCAGGGAATATCAAAAAAATACGATATTCGTAAAGCCTTTTGTGGACGCTTTTTATGAAAGCACCACTGACGTTAATCAGGGATTTGAAATCATAATTCAAATGAAAAACCCTGGTAAGAAAATCAAACTGCTTGAAACCCCTAAAACTTATTCTACTAAGCAATTTTTGTGAGAAAATTGTGGCCAAGACAAAGACCTTGGGTATAGTAAAAATGAATAAGATGAAATTATTCAATCTTTGAATTAATTGAAATGGGCAATGAGCATCCAAGCTTCTTTAAAAATATTATTTTAAAACAATTTAAATAATAACGTAACATATAAATAAAATGTCTTATGAAATATGTAATAAATTATGCAACAAGTGTGAAATTAATTATCCAATTAATAATTATAGAGAAACCCAGATTGGAAAAACATGTAAAATGTGTTTAAATGAATTAGATAAAACAAGAAAGAAAAATCTTAGACAAAAAAAAGCAGAAACTACTTTTGCGAAATGTGAAAAATGTCAAGAAGAAAAGGCATTAAAATGTTTTGCAAAACTAAAAAAGTTTTATAAAAAAAAGATTTGTGTTTCTTGTTATCCTAAATTTTTAACAGACCAAAAAATTGAATGGTGTAAAAACGAACATAATACAAATATGAATTATAGAATTAAAAAATCGTTAGCTGCCCGTTTAAGAACTGTTCTTGTTAAAACTGATTTAACTATGAATTATATTGGATGTAATATTCAATATTTAAGAGAATGGTTTGAATATAATTTTACACCTGAAATGAATTGGAATAATTATGGATCATATTGGTCAATCGATCATATTATACCTGTTTGCAAATTTGATTTAACAAATGAAGATGAAAAATTTAAATGCTGGAATTGGACAAATTTAATGCCCGTAACAGTTAAATATAATTCATCAAAAAAAAAAATAGACATGGAACAAATACGTTTTATTATAAATAAAATAAATAAATTTAAAGAAGAAGGTTCAACGACTAAATGGTTTTCGAAGGAATTTATATTAAATATAGAACTAGCTGAAATAAAAGCATTATAAATTCTTTTTAAGATATAGTCTACTCCTTATTGAAAGATAAGGTAGAGGAAATGTACAGGAAATCCTCAGATTACTTTTTGGAAAGTTACTTACAGACGTTACACAAACTTTGCTATTGAATCAATTGAGCAAACTTTCAACGGACAAGCCGATTTCGGTCGTCGTGTCCAATGCACAATCAGCAGAAATGGTGATTTGGCATACAGAACATATCTTCAAGTTACATTACCCGAGATTAACCAACTTATGGGTCTCGGAAGTTATTCTACCGGTCAAAATACCGGTGTTTATGCTCGTTGGTTAGATTACCCCGGAGAGCAGTTGATTGCTCAAGTTGAGGTTGAAATCGGAGGTCAACGAATAGATCGTCAATACGGAGATTGGATGCACATCTGGAATCAGCTCACGATGACTTCTGAACAACAACGCGCTTATTTCAAAATGATTGGTAACACGACTCAGCTTACGTTCATTACGGATCCCTCTTTCTCTGATGTTGATGGACCTTGCGACTCCTTGGCTCCTCGTCAAGTGTGTGCTCCTCGTAATGCTCTTCCTGAAACAACTCTTTACATTCCTCTTCAATTTTGGTTTTGTGGAAATCCCGGACTTGCTTTGCCTTTGATTGCTCTTCAATACCATGAAGTCAAGATTAATCTTGATATCCGTCCTATTGATGAGTGCTTGTGGGCTGTTACCACTTTGAACTGCAACTCAAATCCTTATTCTGATACTAACCCAAACAATCAATACGCAGTTGGACGCCCTGTTCCTGCCACAATTGCTTACAATCAATCTTTGGTTGCTGCTTCTTTGTATGTTGACTATGTTTTCTTGGATACGGATGAACGTAGACGTATGGCTCAAAATCCCCACGAATATTTGATTACCCAGCTCCAGTTCACAGGTGATGAATCTGTTGGATCTTCTTCCAACAAAATCAAGTTGAATTTCAATCATCCTGTAAAGGAACTTATCTGGGTTGTCCAACCTGATTCCAACGTAGATTATTGCTCTTCTTTGACTTGTGATGCTCTTTTGTTCAAGGTTCTTGGTGCTCAACCCTTTAACTACACAGATGCAATTGATGCTCTTCCAAATGCCGTTCATGCTTTCGGAGGACCTGCTTCTATTGCCGCTGATAGTCGTGCATTTATTGATGCTCGTGGACTTTTTAATGATGCTGGCGCTATGGATGAATATACTCCTCCTAATTTCACAGGATACTGGCATGGACCTTCCAATCCTTATAATGAGGTAAATATGGGAGGGCCAGTTGTTCCTAATGAAACCGCTACAGGCGGAGATAATCACATGGATAATTCTGGAGTTTCTGATGCCGGAACATTTGTTCTTACGGAAACCTCTTTGGATATGCACTGCTGGGGGCAAAACCCTGTTGTAACTGCTAAGCTCCAATTGAACGGACAGGATCGTTTCTCTGAGCGTGAAGGTTCTTATTTCTCTTGGGTCCAACCTTTTCAAGCTCACACCCGTTGCCCCGATGAAGGTATAAATGTTTACTCATTTGCTTTGCGTCCTGAAGAGCATCAACCAAGTGGCACGTGCAACTTCTCCAGAATTGATAATGCCACACTCCAACTTGTGCTCTCAAATGCTACGGTTGAAGGAACAAAAACCGCAAAAGTTCGTGTTTATGCCACAAATTATAATGTGCTCCGTATTATGAGTGGTATGGGGGGTTTAGCATATTCCAATTGAGCGGATTGGGTAAATATTATACATATACATATATATATATTAATAAAAAACAACTTAAACAGATTTATATTATATAATTTATAATATGAATAAAATTGATTTAGATTTAACTGAAACTACAAATTGCATAATACCAAATATGAAACCAATATATTCAACAAATGAGACATTATTTTGTGGTGAAATTTATTATAATGATATAACATATTTAGTTGATGTAAAAGATAAGGATAAAATTATTAATTTTAATAAAAATTTTGTATTTACAAATAAAGCTGATATATATCCATCTTATTCATGTAATTATAAAAAATTTAGTTATATAGAATTTATATTTTCATATAGTCCAGAATCAGTATGTTATATATTTTTAAATAATAATCATTATGATTTAAGAAGATGTAATGTGCGAATTTATCACTTATATCATAAAAATATTATACAAAAATATGATGTAATTGAGTATATTAATGGTCATTATTCATCTATAGGGCAAGATGCGAATATTATGAAAAATCCTATGTGGAAAATACAAGAAAGTGGAAAAGAATATTTATTAATGTATTGTGAAAAAGATACAATTTGTAAATTATGTAGTAAAAGTTATCAGAAAATAGTAGATTATGAGAATAATTTAAATAATAACAAAAAAATTACTTGGTATAAACATCAAAATGGATATATATTATGTTCAACTAATTTATATATTCATCAAATAATTACAGGATGTTATGGTAATGGTAAAGGAACATTAAATATAAGCGTAGACCATATAGACCAAGATCCGTTAAATAATTCTTGGGAGAATCTTAGAATAGCTACAAGAAAAGAACAAGAACAAAATTCAAAAGGTATTAAACCTAATACGAAGAGAGAAAGAAAACATAATGCACAAGATTTACCTAACGGAATAACACAAGAAATAATGAAAAAATATGTATGTTATTACAAGGATTATGCAGATAAGGATAAAAAAATATTAAGAGAGTATTTTAGAGTAGAAAAACATCCAAAATTAGATAAACTGTGGTCTACAACAAAATCAAACAAAATAACTATTCAAGAAAAATTAGCTCAAGCTAATAAAGTTGTGGATGACTTAGAAAATGATATTTTCCCAGAGAAAAATGAAATATTATTACCCAAATACATATCACTTATTATAACTAGAGAGAAACCACATTTGGTATTTGAAAGAAGAATGGAAGATAAAAGATTAAATATAAAAATGGTTTTACCAGAAGAATATGATTTGCAAGAACAATTAGAAAAATTAAATGAAAAGGTTAAACAAAAATATGAAGGTATTCAACTATTTTAATAACATATCTCAATTAAACAACTTAAATAAAGGGTGTTATATATATCATAACAGCCTATGGATATAGTAAAAGCTTTTAATTCAAATGATTTACACACCGCAATTATAATTAAAGGAGATGTTCAAAATCCTTTATTTCGTGCTAGTGATATTGGAGTTGTATTAGATATGGGAAATATTAGAACAACAATTAACGATTTTAATGAAACAGAAAAGGTAGTCCATAGTATGGACACCCCTGGAGGTTTACAAAATGTTTCATTTCTTACTGAAAAAGGGTTATATAAAGTATTATTTAAATCGCGAAAACCTATTGCTGAAAAATTTCAAAATTGGGTATGTGAAGTAATTAAAGAGCTTCGTTTAAAAGGGACATATGATTTACAACAACAATTAGAACAAGCCAAAGTAGAAATAACACAAATAGAAGACAAAAATAAAAAAGAATATGAACAACAATTAGCCAAAGAAAAGATTTTAGAAAGAGAAAAGGTCTTATTAAAAGAATTTGAAACAATAGGTGCTATTTTTTATATTATTAAAATTAAAACATTTGAAAACGGACAATATATTGTAAAAGTAGGAGAGAGCAGAATAGGAATTGTAAATAGATATAAAGAACATAAATATAAATATGATGAATGTTTATTGCTTGATTGTTTTTTAGTTAATAAAAGCAAAGATTTTGAAACATTTATAAAGGAAAATGAATATATTAGACCTAGCAAAGTTACTGATTTATTAGGTCATGAAAATGAACAAGAACTATTTTTAATTGGTAAAAATCTTTCTTATAAAACATTATTAAATTTGGTAAATAATAATACAAAATATTTTAATGACAACAATAATGAAGTTAAAAAGTTAGAACTTGAATTAGAAATTTTAAAGATTAAAGAGAACTCAACCCACCAATCCAATAATGATAATGAAAATATTAAAGAACTTTTAAAAATGGTTAATACGCTTAATACAAAAATTAATAGTTTAGAAAAAACAAACAAAGAAATATTAGAAAAATTAAATTTACAACAAACTAAACTTGTAACAGGATTTAGCGAACCTCTTGTAACACTTGGACCAAGATTGCAAAAGATAAATCCAGAAACATTTCAGCTTATTAAAGTATATGAAACTATTGCAGAGTGTATGAAAGAAAATCCAAAGATTAAAAGACCAAGTATCAATAAAGCAATTGAAGAAAATACAATTTATCACGGATTTAGATGGTTATTAGTTGATAGAAGTTTAGATCCAAATATTATTTTAAGTATTATATTAAATATTCAACCAACTAAAATAACAAGACCACAAAATCTAGGATATATTGCGAAATTAAATAAGGAAAAAACCGAAATATTAAATGTTTATTTAGATAGAAAAACAGCAGCTACTGAAAATGAATATGCTTCATCTGCCGCATTAGATAACCCAGTTAAAAATTTTACACTAACTAATAGTCATTATTATGTATTGTATGACAGTTGTGAAGAGGATTTAAGAGAAGAATTTGTCATTAAAAATGATAATAAAGAACCTATATTATATAAAAATGGTGTAGGACAATATGATACGGAAAATAAACTAATTCAAGAATTTATATGTAAATATGATTGTATAAAGTCGCTCCATATTAGTGATAAGACATTAGAAAAGGCTTTAACAAAAAATATGTTATATAATGGAACATATTTCAAGTTCTTGGGTTGTAAAGTGAAATGTTTTTGAATTTAAATTATACTTAAAATTATAATTTAAATATATAATTAATTATAATTTATAATAATGCAACAATTCAAAATTGCTGAATTTGCTGAATTAAAAAGTCAGATGAATGTTTGTGACCCATCAAAGGTTATACCTCAATTAGCAACCGCGTTGTACTTAATTGAAACAAAAAAAGGGGGACAAGCATTTAAAAAAACTTTGCAAAATTTGAGTCCACATGCATATTATAAAATTTATTTAGAACCATTATTTAATGCACTAATAGCAGCAGGAGTTCACGTTAAAGATAATGATGATGAAGGAGATGAGTTTAATTATCTTAATTCAAGATTTTATAATATAATGATGAAAAGAGCGGGTTATATGGATAAAACTGGGTATTATGATAATGTGGGGCCTAGACTTTGTCAAAAAGCTGTTTTATTGGCATTACAAAAATTAATGAAAAATGATTTGTCATTTAATGAATCATTTATGTTTCCTGAAAATCAATTAATAATTAATAAAGAGACCGGTGACGTTGAAATAGCTCACGTGGTACGTAAAAAATGGTTTGATAAAATAATAACAGAAATAAAAAAAAATGGTGGTAATACAGAAGATATAGAAGACACTTATAATAAAATATATAGTGAAACACCAACTTTATAATAAATAAAAAAATACTTATTTTTATTTATTATTTTATTTTTATATTTTTATTTAATAAATTAATGGAATACTTATTTTATATAAAACATGACCTTTTAATTTTTTTCATCCGATTCTTCAAAGGAAGATAATTCAACATCTTCGTCTTCATCATCAGAATCTTGAGTTAGGTCAGGAATATAATTTTCACCATTCCAAATAACTTTATTACTATTAAATAATTTATTCATATTAATAATTTCAGGTTTGTCTGTTTCGGTGGTAAATAATTTTAAAATCTGGCTATCATCCCTGAATCTAATTGAATAATTTTGTTGAATATTAAATCTTCCAACACGTCCAAGAGCTTGAATAATTTTTTCTTGAGTAAGATTCAAATCCTTGCTTAAATAAGCATGACAAAACTGATAATTTGTGCCATAAATATAATCACTATTAGCAATAATCATATATAATCTTTTTGAATCTGCTAATTTTTTCATAATTTCAGTATATGTTATATTTTTATGATTTGTAAAAACCCCAATACCCATCATGAGTAAAACCTTCCAATTATCGTCAATTCCATGCAACAACATTATTTCACTAACGATTGATTCATCAATATCACTTGTAAAAGCATCTTTTGTATTTAATTCTTCAGCCCATTTATCTAGGTGAGATTTTTTATTAGGCACGAATGTATCATTTAATGTAGCGGTTTTAATCATCGATCTCAAAACGGCGATTTCATTATTAATTTCCAAGATGGATCCTTTATTATTATCTTTATCTTTATCTTTAGATTCTTTTGATGGTTCTCTGGATAATTTTTTAGGATCTTTAGATGATTGATTTCGACCCTTAATTGAATTTGCTTTATCGCTAATTGATCGGTCTGACTGTTCGGAAATATCTTCTAATTTTTTTATTAAAATATCCAATTTTTCATTTAAATAATTATTATATTCTATTTTTTTCATTAAATCATCCATTACGCTAACTGGAATATTTGCTTGTTGAATACAAAATTTTGCAATTTTTTCGACATCATTTGACAAAAATATTGTAGGACCATCGGTTAACGTAAATGCATCTTTAGTTGTAACATATATACCAGGATTTTGATTTTGAATAAATGGAGTGCCGCCGACTCTAACTTTAGTTCCCTTTGAGTCAATTGAATTATTTGAACGTATTCTTTGTTGTCTTAGATTCATAAAATTTGTATAAATATCATGCCATACTTCAGGATTAATATTTTCTAGTAGATTAATATAGTAAATTTTAATACTAGTCATATTAATATTATTTATATCCGTAAATTGGCGATTAATTTGCATTTTTTTACTGCATAAATTATTATTATTAACAAACATTATAAAGTCTACAACTTCTTTCAAATCAAAATATCTTAAAAATGTTAAATGTTTTTGACAGTGATTTGCAATTTTTAAAATCTCTGAATATTCATCACTTAAATGATGAGGCAAAACTACGAATCCATCTTTATTAATAAGTGGTATAGACTTTTTGCAGTCATGACTTACAATACTAAATACTTGTGCGCCATCAAATTTATTGGTGAAATCTGTTATTGTCTCAGAAAGTTCATGAAGTTTTGGCAAGGTAGCAGAAGATAATACTAAATTTGGAATTAAATTATTTTTCCAATTTTGTCTAATAATTTTATGAAAATCATGCTCTGCATAATCCATAGTAATAGTGGGCTCATCCCAATAAGTAATTAGTCCATTTACATCCTCAACTTCATCTTCAACTCCATACTCATTTAAAACTATTTTTGTGCTGAACGATTTCATATAATACATCGCTGGTAAATATGACTTAATGTCGCAAATCATAATTTCAACATCATTTCCAACAGTATTATCAACTTTACCAATTCCACCAGTTCTTTTATTTCTTGTGAAAGATTTAACTGCGTAGTAATGCAATCTAATATCACTTGCACTAGCACAACCAAATGCAAATGCTATTTTTTTCCCAACTGATATAGCTGCCCTTGCTAATGCTAACCCAACATGCCTAGCAGCACATACAAATATTATCTTATGTTTTTCGGATAGTGCTAAAGGTGTTAATGTTTTGCCGGTTCCGGTTGGTGCAGTATATAGAATGATTTTTGGGCATGATTGTTTACACAAAGTAAAAATTTCTTTTTGATGTTCGTATAATTCCATATCAGCAAATTTTAATAAATTTTCGTTTTTTTCAATATAGTCAACTGAATTTTCAATAATAATATTCATATCAATCTCATCCTGAAAATGTTTTAAAATGCTACTAATAATTGATATGATATGTCTGTTAATTTTTATAATATTATTTTTAATTAATTTAAATAATGTAAAGAAGTGAAACATAAATATTTTGTTATTTTTCTCGATTTCGCTAGTGTATTTTTCAGCATATTTTATATATTTAAAAATATCCATTTTAGATTTGAATATTTTTTCTAGATGAAAAATTAAGGTGAATTCGTAAATTTCATCCTTATTTATTGATTCTAAATTATTTTTTTCAAGACGTATTTTATCTGCACTTTTGATTTGAATGTCCGAATCAACCAAAATATTGAAATAAGTAACTGAATATTTTATCTTTAAATCTGCTATGATTTTTCGAAAGTATTTATTAAATAGATAATCTTCCATTTTTTCGTTATACTCGATTTTTAAAAATGATATTAATGAGATTTGTTTATTAGTTTTATTAGTAACATTATCATATCCATTTATAATGAATTGTAATATGGCTTTCTCATCTTGAGAAACGGGCACCTCAATTGAGTCCCATTCAGATTTATTTAATTTTCTTTGAGTTAGATCCATTTGTTAAAGTTAGTTTATTTAATATGATAATTACTATTTAAACTTTTTTATTTCAATTTTATTATTTATAAAAAAATTGATTTATAAATAATATAAAAATAAGAATATATCTATATCTAATAATATCACAAAAAATGTTTACTATTATTTCTATCGATGGCAATATTGGCTCTGGTAAATCAACTCTTATGGGACAGTTAGAAACAAATTTTAGTGATAATAAAAATGTTGTCTTTTTAAAAGAACCAGTTGAAGATTGGGGACATATTACAGATGAAAATGGCACTACAATTTTAGAAATGTTTTATGAAAACCCGACTAAATATGGGTTTTCATTTCAAATAATGGCATATATTTCAAGAGTTAATATTATGAAAAACGAAATAAAAAAAAATCCAAATGCTATATTTATATCAGAGCGTAGTTTATTTACAGATAAATTAGTATTTGCGAAAATGTTATTTGATTCCGGTAATATTGAGTTAGTTAATTATAAAATTTATTTAAAATGGTTTGATACCTTTGCAAATGATTTTCCAGTTAGCAAAGTTATATATATAAATGCTGAACCTGAAATTTGTCATCAACGTATTGCAAAACGTTCTAGAACAGGAGAAAATAATATACCCTTAGAATATTTGCAAAAATGTCACACATATCACAATAGTATGTTAGATATTAGTTCGGTTGATTGTGTTTGTAAAGACCAATTAATTTTAAAT